AGAACGTGCCGCGCTGCGCCGAGAGTAGGAACGAGAGCACCTGCTCAGCCTCCGCGCGTTGCATTGGCGGGCACTCTACGCTCCCGAGCCAGCCCTGCCCCGGCCAGTTGTATTGCTGCGTCTGTAGCGTGAACGGCGAGACGTTGCGCGAGGTCGCACTGATGCCCGTGATCGAGAGGCTCGATGCTTCGAGCGCAGCCGGTGGGGTGAGTGGATAGGTGATAGCCATGGCGGATTATGCGAACGCGGCGCGGTACGCTCCGCCACGCCGGACCATGTCGGGAATCTCAGCCTTGAGGCGTTTGCGTTCGGATTCGAGGATTGGTCCGAGTTCAGACCTCGTGACGCCTGCCGCGATGTTGTAGGTGATGTTCACCGATGGACCGCCGCCGCCGCCGCCAGAGCGCATCGCGTCGTTCGGGACGATGGATCCGCTGGAGCCGGGAACGAATAGCTCGGGACCGCGCTCGCCGACGAGATAGGAGCGACCGCTGTTCACGGGTCCGCCCTCGGCACGAACGCCCGCAATAAATTCGCCGATTCCCTTCGCAAGCGGAGCGGTAACGACGTTTTGAAACACGAGGCGCGCAAGATCGAGACCGAGCTGCTTCAGGACGGTGCTAAGTTTTTGTCCGGAGAAGATCGCATCCTCGAAACCAAAGGCGATCATCTCCCCGGCTTGCATCGCGACGCGTGCTTGTTCTTTGAGAAGACCGTTCAGCTTCGCAGTAGCTGCGGCGTAGTCCTGCACTAGCTGCGTTCTCTCGTCTGTTTTTTCCGCGTTCGCTAACTTCATCAGCGAAGTCGCTTGTCGATCTCTCGCGTCTGAAATTTGCTCCGCGATTGAAAGCTCCTTGCGCATTGATTCTTGAACTTGTCCTAGCTGCTGACTGACCTGCAAGTACTCCTTGTCCATCGCGATCTGACGCCTTCTGTTTTCTAGCTGTAAAACGACGGCCTGCTCTCGCTTATTTTGCGACTCAACAGGATCGCTTTGAAAAATCGCGCCAGCCTCTCGCACCAGACTAGCTATCCTCGCTTCTGTTTCAGTGAAAAGTTGTCCGTCTGATTTGCCGAGATTGTCGAACTGCTGCCTGAGTTCTTTGACGCGTTTTGCTGAGGCCTCGATCAAGGGAGCACCTTTTGAGAACCTCATATTGAACTGGTCTGCCTCTGTGCGAGCCGCCGAAAAAAAGCCGATGACCGATGAAAAAGTCAAAGCGACGGTCGCCTTGAGGCCGGTCATGATCCCGTCGAGCTTAGATGTAGCGGCGGAAATCTTATCGATCTCGCTGGCGCTTAGACCGAACTCCTTCCCTCTCATTTCCACATCACGCATGATCTGACCAATTTTGCTGAGACCGGCCACAACCACGCCGATTCCCAAGAAGCTCTTGATCCCGCGCGCGACACTCTTGGTCGTCTTGTCGATACTCGACAGATTGTTCTGCACGCTCGCGAAAGCCTGCTTGGTCGCGTCCACCGCCCGCAGTATAAATGTCGCTTCAGCCATTGGCTTTTTGCAGTCGAGATTTGTGGTTTAGATAGGCGATCCAGCCGTGCATTTCATCGGCTGGCATCGCTAGGACTTCGTGAGCGAATTTGCCGAGACGTTCCGCGATTGCGTAAACGGCGACGAGGTCGGCTCCGTCGTCGCCGTCAATCAGTTTTTTAGCTCTTCAATTTTCGGAGAGTCAGAGCTGATGATCTCATTCGCGACGCGTGCGACTACGTTGCTGTCGGCCTTGTTCAGGAGCGTCGGGCGGTGCTCGACGGTGAAGAGCTTCTTCCCCGCCTCGTCGGTCGCCTTCATGATCAGGATGTCCACGAGGAGATCCATATCGCTCGCGACGCTCTTCTTGTAGACCCGGTTCTTCTCGGCGAGCGTCATCGGCGAGGAGAAGATCACGAGCTTCCACTCGGGCACCTCGATTCGCTTAGTGCCGAGGCTGTTGAAATGTTCGCGGACGAGATCGATGGCTTCCATGTGTGTGTGTTGTGTTTTTTGCTTACGTTAGACCGTCAGGGTCGAGAGCACGCCGTTGCCCTCGAACGCAATCGAGCCTTCGACGATACCGTCAAAAGATGCGCTTACGTTGAACTGCGTGACGATAGCCGACCCGCTGTAGTAGGTGTCGGTGGATGCCGCGCCCTCGGGATAGAGGTTGAGGGTCACGGTCGAGCCGATGGTGATCAGGAGCTGGCCGGCGTCGGCCTCGTCCCAGTAAAGATCGCCGGTCGCAGACCACGTCTTCATCGACCCTTTGCGCGTGCGGTAGGTGTCGCCGATGACGCTGTCCTCGACGGTGTCGGAGGTGTGGGTCAAGGCGTAGTTGCGAAGCTCGCCGATGGTGGTGGAGGAAATTTTGACTAGCCCCTCCCGGCCCAGATAAGTTGCCATATTAGTCGTTGGTTAAATAGATGCAGTTGAAAGTGTGACGAGCCGTTCCCCAGCGACGGTCTTCGTCTGGTTCGATCATATATTCGACATTCGTCAAATGTAGGTCGCGGCAGACGCCTCCGAGCGTAACGTCCGCGAGCACCGCCGCCTCGACCGCAGCCGATCCGGTGTCGAACAAGTCGTCGATCAGGTAGGTGCCGCTCTCGGCGGTGAAGTAATCGACCATGAGCTGGAGCTGCCGGTACTGCGTTCGGTTGCTTGGCCCGAGCGTGCGGACCTCGATCTGCTCGGTGACAGCGTAAACCGCCGCCGACGGGAAGCTGACGCTGGCGATGGTGTTGTTGCGCCCGCGCAGGATGTTCGCCGTCGGGACCACGAGCGCCGTGGTGAGAGCGGTAGCGGTGTTGGTTCGGATTTGTGTGCGTGTGCTCATGCTGCGATTGGGAGTGATTTGCCTCCGACTTTTGTGAAGCCCAAATTAACGGCGCGACCCGCTCCGATGGCTGCGATCTTTCGGAGAGTGGTGCGCGTTCGAGATGCGACCGCTGCGTCAATAAGGCGCTGATAATTTGGGATTTTCACGTCCTTGTTGATTGCGACGAAAAATGGATTCACGCCAACAAAGTTAGACGCGGCACGTCCGGACTTGTCACCGAAGCGGTCGGAAAACTTCTTGTACTTTGCTCCGGCAGCTTTCGCCGCAGGAATCCAGCCGGACGCCGTCCAGCCGACGCGGCTGCGGATTTCCTTCGAGAACTCTTTCATGTCGGAGGAGTATGCTGCCATGTTCGTGTCCTTCGGAATTCGTCCGCGACGATTTTGGCGCTGCCGGTGCGCGCGCCGGATCTCGTCCACGTTAGATAGCATCTGCCGACCGTGGAAAAATTTGAAGTTCGGATTTTGGAAAAGCAGCTTTAGCTTCTCGGTCTCGCGATTTCGGACGTACTTCGCCATCGACCGGTAAAATCCCTTTTTCCCCGCCTTCGCTTCGAGTTCAGGATAGCTCAAAGGAGTAGCGAGGTTTGCCATGTCGCTCTGCACTGCGCCCTCGCCCTGCTTGCGCGACTTCGGCGGCGTGAATTTGATGAACAGGTTGAGTAAGTATCGAGCCTCTTCTTTGATCACGGGACCGAGTTCGACCTTTGCCGCTTCCGCAAGGTTTGCGAGAGCGGACTGAAGCTGGCGGACGTCTGTTTCAATCGAGACCATGGCGTCAAATCACCTTGGCGACCTCGATCTCGCAGCCGGTTCCCTCGGCGTCGAACGAGACGCGCTCGATGAAGTAAGTCGTCCCGGCCCGTGCCAGCGTCTGCGCGACCTGCGGCGCCGCCGAGATGCTCGACGTCTGAAGGAAGATCGTGAACTTCGACTCGTTGCGCCGCTGGTCTTCGAAGTCCGAGAACACGTTCTGCGATGACGACCAGACGCCCGTAATCGACGCGCCCTGATAAGTGAACGCGATCCCAGCTTGTTCGAGGATCGCGGAGAAGTCGGAATTGATCTGCGTCGGGTCGAAGTCTCTGACGGCCATACTTAACCGCGATTCGTCAAATACCACCGGGCGTGCAGCTCCGGTCGATTCGCGCGCAGCCACGGCTCGGCGTCGTCCATGCACTTCTTCGCGTCCTGCCCGCAGGTCTGGCTCCCGACGTGGTGGACGTAGGCCCGGCTGATGAAGTGCTGCCGCTTCATTTCGAGGCACTGGACGTCGTCCGAGAACCAGTTAATCGGCGGGAAATCAATCCACGCCTCCCGGTGAATCCACGCGCAGATCGGCGCAATGATGTCCGTCCGCAGGATGTGCTGCTCGGACTCGAAACGCAGGAAGTTCATACCGCCTCGTCCAATGCGGATGTTCTGCGCTCCTCGCGCGTAGTCCGACCGGGCAGCTACCCAGCCGAGATCCGCGATGTTCGCCCGCAGGTGCCCCACGTCGGTTAGAAGCGTCTCCCACGTTGTCGGGGTGAAGACGATGTCATCGTTGCAAACCACGACCGACTCGTGCGCGCGGAACGCCTCCCGCACGCCGTGGTTGTACGCCTCGCCGAAGCTGCCGCCGACGTTGCGGAAGAGAAGCACCTCGACCTCGCGCGGGACGTAGGCTGCGATTGACGCCTTCATGACCGCGAGGCACCGCGCGTTCGTGGTGCAGATGACGATTGCCGGAAGCGTGTTCATTTCCCACCTCCGAGGAGCCGCTCGATGTTGCCGGAGTCGATCAGGATCTCGCCGGACGCCAGCACTCGGTCGTCCCAGCTGTGCGGCGGGACCATGCCGTCCTCGACGTTGATCACGATCATCGCTCGATCTGCTCCTCGCGCGGCTCCGAGGTCGTGCAGGAACTGCTTCGCCATCGACACGGTCTCGGCGTCGTTTGGATCGACCACGAACCGATGCTCGACGATCTCGGGTCTGCTGGCGGTCGAAAGCCACGCGTCGCGGAAAGAGACGGACTTGGTCGAATTGCCGAGGGTCTTCTGGTTCAGCCGGATCGTCGGCAGAACGTGCTTGTGATAAACGAGCTGGAGCGCGTCAGCATCCGCCGTCTGGCCGGCTAGGCGAAACGCGCGAGCCGCAAGGTCGTGACCTGCCCAGCCGTACCACTTCGCTTCGTGCGTCCACGGGCGATCACCGGGCGCAGGTTCCGGCAGCTTGAGCATGTGCGACGCCCACCAGCTCGCCCGCTTCCCGTCGTTGCGCTCAAAGGCGAGCATGATGATCGAAGCGATTGCCTCCCGGCACCACGGGAACACGCCGTGCGCCGCCATCGCGTATTGCAGAGAATCGCGTCGGCTCGCTGCCAGTCGCGCGAGATTCAGCAGAACTTCGTATCGGAAAGAGTCGTCGAGATTCGGGAACGAGATCGCGATCTTCCCGAACTGCTCCGCCGCCGACTTGTTTCCCGCGCAGTAGTGCTCTTGATGGATGTAAAAGTACTGCGTCGCTGCCTCGTTTACGCTCCTCCCGAGGATCGCGAGGTTTCGCTTGCGGTTGTCCTGCTTGATCGCCTGCGGCAGATGGTGCCACACCGGAGTCGCCCAGTCCTCGTGCCGGTCGTTTGGCAGCAGGAGCAGGTTCTCGTGAACGTCGTGGTGCCAGATCCGCCCCTCCTGAAATGCGCTGCGCCGGATGAAGCGTTCTCGTGGGAGTCGCTTTCCGGTTCCTCGAACGTCGTACGGACACCGGATCATGAGCA